GAGCGCCATCCGAAGTCCGCGCAGTCGCGGTCAACGTCCGCGGGTCGGTAGCCTCGGTCCTGAGCCACACAATGATTCGGGACGACGTATCGCTGCTGAAGCTGCCGCAGTTGCTCGCGACTTTCCGCTCGCCCAAAGTAAAGTTGCTGGTAGCGCGGCCCCTGAGCGAACGCGCCGATCTCGACCCAGAAGTGGTCTTGCTGACGGTCAATGGTCATGCAGCGCATCACCTCGTCCTTGATCGGCTGGCCGGCGGCGAAGTCCGCTACCTTGTAACCGCTCTTCGGCGCGAACACGGAAAGCGTCTTGCGCTCGACCACCCACGGTATGGCCTCTCGCTTTGTGCGGAACTCGATTTTTGCCCGGTCGTCTCCAGTCCGCACCAGCGCGTTTTCGGCCTGCGCCCACTCCTCGGCGAGCAGCCGCATCGGGCGCGAGACCAGCGCCTCCACGCGGAAGGATACGACCTCCGGCGAGGCCGCAGCGTTGCGCGCAACGAATCGGCCCGTGCGCTTCCAGCCGGCGCGGGTGGCATCGGAGTCGTCGGACTCCTTGCCGCAATGCGGACACCGAAAACGGACGCTCTCGACCACGCGCGCAACGTCCCACGTTTCATCGTCGCGCTTCGCCGTGCGGTCCCAGACGACTCCGCCCGTGACCTTGCCGAGGTCGTTGTGGATCGAGAACGTGACCGGGTGGAGCTTCTTGCAGTTGGGACATTCGGCCTCCCACTCCTGCTGGTTGCCCGAGCGGAAGCTCTGATCCTCGACGTTGCCCGTCTCTTCGTCCATGACTGGAGCCTGCGACACGTTGTAGATTTTGGAGCGCCCGACCTCCTCGAAGCGCGAGACGCGGGCGACGGCATGGCCGTAAACCTCCTGCCACTTCGGCAACCAAATCTCGTCATTCACCTTGTATCGAATGGATTGCGATTGCTGCGTCGATAGGTTCGCCGGGTTCAGCGTCAGGAAGAACCCGCCGAAGAAGATCTCCGTCGTCGTGCGGTGCGGCCCCGGCTTCGGCAGCATGGACGCGACTGGGCGGCAGCGTTCGAGCAGCGGGTTCAGCCGAGACTTCGCGTGCCGTTCCACCATCTCGTCGGTCTGCATAGTCCAGCTTATCGGCCCCGGATCGTTGGCGATCACCCACGGAATCCAAACGTCAGCGACGAGCGTGCCGCCGATCTGCACGGCCTTACGGAAGTGAACGCGGCGGACGAGCGGGTTCTGGAGCGCGTCGAAGATCGGCACCAGCCACGGCGTCGTGCGGACGGAGAACGGCCCCGGCTGCGCGTAGGACTCCGGCAGCGTGATGTGCTTTCGCGCCCACTCATAAATCGGCGAGCGATCCGGCATCGGGAGTCGGAAGCTGCCGAGAACCTTTTCGGCTTCGGTCATGCGGCGTCCGCCTCGCCCTGCACCTTCAGCGCCTCGCTCTCGAACTTTGCGACGTTCGCGTTGATGACCTCGCGGATCTCCTGAAGCATCGCCGCACCTTCGACGTTCGCCTCCGCGGCTGACTTACCGGCCACGCGCGGACCGAGTTCGACCTCGAGCTTCAGCCGCAGCAACAGGTCGAGCTTCTGGCCCAAGACGCCGAGCATCGACTCTACGATCTCGCGGTCGATCACATCGCCGGCTTCGCGCCTGTTCTTCGCGCGTGCCAGCTCGATCTGCTCGCGCATGAGTTCGGCTTTGAGGTCGGCGAGGTTCTTCGTCGCCACGTCCTTGCCGATCACGTTGTCGGCGCAGAACTGCTGCCACGCGGCGAGGTTCTCGCGGCGTCCGTCCTCGTGCTTCTTCGGTGCGTCTGGGAATCGGTTGCGCGCGTCGTAGATTGCTTGGCGCGAAAGGCCAAGTTCCTTCGCGAGCGTCGTCGTGTCTTTAACCCAGCCCCCTGAGTTTTCTGCCTGAAACTCCTCTAGCGCGTTACGCTCCTGCGCGCTCAACGTTCTGCCGGCGCGCAGTTTCTTGAGGATGTTCCCTGCATTTGCGCGACGAATCTTTGCCGGATCAATTGCTTGCTCGGCTTGTTGCGCCTGCGGTGCGTTTTCCTTTTCACTCAATGTTCGGTTTCCTTAGTTCCTCGCCAACGATGCACGGAACGGCGTTTTTCCATTTCACCGAATGATGAAGCCTGCGGTGCACGGGCCCCATGTCTTTGATCTTCACGCACGACGGAGCATACATCACGGAATAAAAGCTCTTAACGTAGGTTCCGGAACTTAGGTAAAGTTCGGACATCCCGCCAGCGTTGCTCTGGGTTTGCTTTTGAGTTATGCTAACGTTTGGGACGGTGAACAGTAGAATCCCACGCCTTCCCCCGCAGGTGTAGAGATTCACGTCTTCGTTAATCCTTCCGTAAAATTGAAATGGCTTCTCGGCGTCGCAAACGAACGTATTCATCGCCTTACGATGGAGGCAAATTGACTTTGAAAAAGTTCCTTTGCCTCCTCCGATAAAATCTCCTCCTTGAGCCATTGCTACGCTTGCGCATTGAGACGCTTTCAAAAACTTTACCATTGCATCGAAAACCGCATCAGCAGTCTTCATTGCCTTTGGCCGGTAGTTCGCCACCGCATCGAATCGATACTCAAAAGCGCCATAGTCGTCATCGAGTTCGATGAAGTAGCGCACCCCTAGCTTCTTGGCTATCTCAAAACACGCGTTCCGAGCGTAGATGATCGCCCTCCGATCCTGGAAGTTGTCTCCTTCGTCGAACGTGTCTGAGATCGCTTTCTTGTCGAAGACATAAATCTCGGTTCCCTCAAACTCCTTTTCATATTTAGCGCGTGTCTTGTCCTCGTTGTCGAGAACGATAACGACACGCCCAGTGTAACCGGATTTCCTCAACGACCTAAATGTGTGCACGCGGTCAGGTCTTCCGTGGGTCAGGATGAACGCCACGAAATCTTTTTCATTCATCGCCATTGTCGTAGTCTCCAGCGAACGCTTCCTTGATTTCATCGGTCATAATCACGAATCCATTTTCGATCGCCTTGTCGAAGTCGATAATCACCAGGGCGCTTTCCTCCATCAGCCGCTGAACTTGCGGATCTGAGTGCGCATAAAACTCGGCCACGTTCTCAAAGTTAAAAACCGTATGCCTATGGGCGGCGGCGATCAGAAAGTCTTTCGTGGATTGCTCAACCGAAGACAATTGGATCTTCTCAATGATTCCCTTCGTCTTTGCCTCATCGTAAAGCTCCGAGATGTTTGGTTTTGCACCTTTTGGAACATACTTAGGTGCCTCCACCTTGCGCGTGTAAGTCTCGTCGCCATCCAGCCCCAGGTCACTCGCGTCCACGCCGATGCCGCCAACGTCCACGCCGGCCGAGATTAGTTCTTCGATCTCAGCGTTTAGCATCTTTTCATCCCATCCTCCACCTTTCTCGGAGAGTTTGTTGTCGGCGATGATGTAGGCGCGCATCTGCGTATCGCTCAAATGGTCGAGTCGAACACACGGAGCATCAGTCAATCCCAGCTTTCGAGCCGCAAGGATTCGTCCGTGTCCAGCGCAGATGACAGGAGGGGTCCCGCGGATTGCCACCGGCGCGTTAAATCCGAACTCTTTAATCGAGCCAGCGATTAACGCAACCTGCGCGTCGTCATGCTTCTTCGCATTTCGAGCGTAGGGAATCAGCGCTTCGATTTTGACGTATTCAACCTGTAGTTTCATTTGTAAAGGTTCTCGAAAAAACGAAATGCGATTTTTTGCGCTAGGTCTAGCAACCCGCTCCCCCTCCCAATTGTAAAAAAGATTCCTTCCGCCCCCCCCGGTTGGGGGATTTTCCCCATTTGTAAAAAACCGCGCCGAAGGCCGTTTCCATGCCCTTTAACGCGTTCCGATGCCGTTTCTAGGCTCACTCCGCCCCTCCACCGTCTTCCATCGCCTGACGCAAGCCGTCGGCGCTGGACAGGGCATCCTCGCGGTGCCTGACGGAGTCGCGATACTCGGCCATCAGCGCGGCCAGCTCGGGGAAGCAGAGTTTGATCGCCTTGACCTCTTGCTGCCATTGCCAGTGCGCCGCCTGCCGGGTGCATCCGCGCGTCCCGACCTGCTCCTCGTAGGACTGGAGCAGCGCGCTGGTATCGCCGGACCCTACGCGTAGCACCATCAGGAACGCCCGCGGTGCGGTGTCGGCCAGCGTTGCCAGCCTGCGGCACAGGTCGCCGGCCTTGCCCATCTCCTCGTCTTCGAGTTCGAGCAGGCGCGCGAACATCTCGGCCATCAGCTTAGCCGAGTCGCTCGCCCCGTCGTACCGATGCCGTGCGACCGGCTGCTGGTTCAGCGTGTAGGTGACCACGGTCAGAGCCTCCGCAGCGGATCGTGAACCAGCGCCTCATCCTCCTCCGAGAGCGAGAGCGGTGCCATTCCCTCCATCGCGAGAACGCCCATCTGCTCGCGTTGCTCGATCGCGTCGATGATCCGGCGCAGCCGCTTCTTCCTTTCGCTGTACTCCTGCACCATGAGCTTCTGCCGCGCGTCCAGCGTAGCGATAGCTCGAGAAGCGCGCGTCCGAAAGCGCAGCGCCTCTAATTCCCGGTTGTCGTTGGTGTCCATTTGTTCCTTCCTCTTCCGCCTCGCACCAGCTTGGCGGTTAGTCGTTTGTGTTTTGCCCATGAGTGGGCTGATACGTTCTTGGGTTTCCCGGCCACGTCTTTTGACGTAGGGTCGATTAGGGGCTCGTCAACGGTATTCTGCGTGCAGCGGCGTGATGGTGCGCGCCGCTTCGTCCTCCACGCCGAAAGTCCAGTACTGCTCCTCGACCTGGCCAGTCGGCCAAACGAGGCGCACCGCGGGTCCGTCGAGGCGGTGGATTTGCCCGTAGCGATACCAGACGAAGGAGCCGTCTGGGTTCTCGACTGCTGGCCCGCCGTCGCGGTGCAGCCTGCCCTTTGCGTCGCGGTGTGTCACGGCTTCTCGAACAGGAATGACGGCTTGAAGAAGCGCGCCGGCTTGGCAACGCCTCCGGCCCCGTTGCGGTTCTTCGCTTGATCAATCATCACGTTCACCGACGGCGAATCCGGCGCGGTCGGCATCTCCGAGTCGGGATAGATCAACCACACGCGGTCAGCGTCCTGCTCGATACTGCCAGACTCGCGCAAATCGGAGAGCCGCGGCTTCCGGTCGTTCTTCTCGGCGTCGCGGTTGAGCTGGCTCAGCAGGATGACCGGCACCTTGTAAGAAAGCGCCATCAGCTTCAGCCGGCGCGACATCGTGGCGACCTGCTGCTCCCGCGGTGCGCGCGAGTCCTCCGGCTGGATCAGTTGCAGGTAGTCGATGACGACAACGTCCGGCAGTTGGTCCGCGCTTGCGAGCATAGCGACCCGGTCCTCTATCCGCGAGACGCTGCCGGCCTCCTGCACCTCGAAAACGTGCAATTTACCCTTCGCAGCCTTGATCGCCTGCGCCGAAGCCACCCGCGCGTCCTTCGCGGCTTGGTACTCGGCCTTCGAGCATCCCCGAAAGATCGCCGCGGCCCGCCCTGCGCGCTGCTTGGCTAGGCGTCCGACCAGATCCTTGCCGGACATCTCCAGCGAGATCAGGACCGCGGATTTGCCCATCCTGACGGTCGCGTCGGCCATCTGGAGCGCGAGCGCCGTTTTTCCAACGCCCGGACGCCCCGCCATCACCAGAACCTCGCCGGGACCAAGTAGCCCGAAAAAGTCGTCGAACTCGGGGATGCCAAGGCCGACCGTCCCCGGCGGTTTCCCGCTCATTTCCTCCGCGATGTAGGCGTCGACCAGCGCCTCAAGGTCCGCGGTCACGGCGTGCGCCGCTGCGGCTTGCTGCGCGTCTCGGATGGCTGCTGATGCCTTCGCCCAGTCCTCGTCCCAGCCTTCGCCGGCCTTGGCGAGCGCGAGTGCGCCGGCCAGACGTTCGACGACGGCCCGCCGCTTCGATTCGCCGACGACCTCGACGGCCAGCGTCCTCGCATAAATGGAGGT